TACCGTCAGATGCCTTTAAGATATCTTCTTTAGGGAAATAAAGATCTACATCTTGACCATACAATGTACGAAATAAAAACTTAAAAGATTCGCCAGTACCTTTCTTAGAATAAAAATACTTGGCTGCTTTTAGTAATTTTTCTGTTGTAAACTCAGTTTCTTCAGGAAAATTTGGAATAATTTTAGATTTAAAATACTTAACGAGGTCTGCGCGAGTCTCGTCAATATCCATATAATCGTATAATTGTTTTCCTACGTTTACTGCTTTAGTATTTTGTTCTAGATATTCATAATACTTTTTAATCAGTGTAACAAATTTTGGGTGATCTGCTAGGACGAATCCTGGTAATTGATTCTCAACAAGTGTTGATATGTAGTTATTTGCAAACATTAATCGACTGATTTAACTGTTATGTTGATTGCATTTATATCTTGGTCATCAATAGTAATAATGCGACTACGAGCAGATTCAAAGTTATTTGTTTCTGGTTTAGCCACAATTCTAAAGATCTTTAATGGATCTTCAATAGAAAATGGATCAAATTGATTAAGTACGATTTTACCTAACAAATAATCAATTGTTCCTGCTTCTGTGTTTAATGTTGTTTTAATGTTATTGTTATCAAAGAAGTAACTACGCAATACACCATAGCGACCCTGAATGTTTACACTAAACGATGCGGTTGTATCAACCTTATCCTGATAGTACAAAAGAGCAGTTGCTGTTGTGTAGTTTATACCTGGTTTATCAACAATAACTTGTTTAATTTTTCCATTTACAATAACTGGATATGCATTTGCTCCAACGCCATCACCATTGATTGTAATAAATGGTGCCGTGCCGCTGTTAATCATCGATGTTGTAATCTCATACGATGATTGAGTAGTTCCAGCAACAATATCTATAGACTCAACTCCAGAAGAAGTTCCTTCTGTTTCTTCAAAAAAACATTTACGAAGAACGCCTTCTGAGTCATATTGTCTAAATGCTGGTGTTGAATAAATTCTATACGAAGGATCTTCGCGCGAAATTGATGTACCGAAATCAATTGTATAGTTTCTTGCAGCACCAACTTGAGGAATAAATCTTTTCTCAATTAATGTAACTGCATCAGAATACTGAATAGAAGATTCTGAGTCATCTATATTTCGAAGCAGTTTGGAGATCTTAAATCTACCATTAAAATTATCTAGATCTGAATCTTTGTAATTTACAATTGCACCTCTAACGATAGATTTTACTGAATCAGCAGAACGAGTTGTTTTAGTTTTATCATAAAATACTTCAGCAAAAATATTCAAATAGTTATAGTCAACGTCTACGAATTCAGGGATAATCGTAACTACAGAAACTGGTTTAATGATATTATTAATAACATCTAATTTTTCAGACTCTGTTATCTCAAATCCAAGCGTTGGTTTCGCTGCAATAAATACTCTTCCATAAATTGGTGGATCATTTTCTTCACCACCCCAAACGTTGACTGCTTCAAAGTATGGATAATTTTTATTGATCAACGCAATTAAATCTTCTTTAGTCACACCACGATTATTTGATACATATGCTTTTGGTGCACTGAAGCGAATTTTTGATATTGATTCTTGCGCAGTGCCACCAGAAGCTGCTTTAATTGGATAGATGATAGAAGTTGTAAATCCACCAACAGAATCAACAAGAGAAAACGCATTAGATTTGTTCGCAGCGGCACCGTCAGTGCGAATGTAGTTTACGATAACAATGTTTCCGCTGGTGAGAGATTTACCTAATACACCATCACCGAAATAAATTTTGTATTTACCGTTACGAGTTTCGTCTAGATAGTATACTGCAGCATTAGAAGAAACTGTCGTAGCATCTGTTGACAATGTATATCGTTCAGTTTTAATACTTGTTGAAGATTCTTGTACCAACACTTCCATTGTATTTGTATCAATCCCATCATCAGGAAGTTCGAATGAAGCAGATGGATTGTTTGTTGGATTATATGTAAATGTATAGGTCAATGGTTGACCTTGGTAGATGTACAGATTATCAAAACAAAAACGATTACATGTTGGATCGTAATTTGTAGTTTTGGCTTCTGTATTCACAAAGGTATATGAGATACCATTTAGTGGTGTTGACTGAAGTCGTGTAAAACGTGGTAACGTCAATGATGCTGTTGTGTCGCCAGTTGGTCTGGTAATTTGAAGGTTGACAGTTGCTCTTGGAGCAACAGAAGAAACAGGAGTGTAACCTAGCATCTTAGCATGGGAAACTACGGAATCGCGAAGAATGGCAGTGTCCAGAAACATCTCGTTGGCAATCATATTGTTATAATATGCCATGTAATGCGTGTTGTACGCGAGAACGTCAAGTAACGTACTCATGCCTGAGGCTTCAAAGTCGAAGTCAGTAAATTCTGATTGATCGCGCAGGAAGTTCTTTAGATTAGTTTTAATCTGCGCAAAGTCTAGTTCTGTAACAACTAGTTTTTGGTCTGTATTAGCCATTAACGGACCTTCTCTAAGAAAAAGTTAATTGTAACTGGTGCTTCAAGGTTATTAATATAAAATCTGATAGTAATATCATAACGATTTTGTTCTGGATTTGCTTGGACTCTTACACCATCTATACCGACGCGAGGTTCAAAATTCTTAATTGTGTTCTGTATTTCGGTCTGCATAATGCTTGCAGTAATAAACGAAACATCTTCAAACAACAAACTACGAATTCTAGAACCAAAATTAGGCTGGAATGGTTTTTCGCCCACATTGGTTAGAATTAAATTCTTTAATGCGCCAATAATCGCTGCATTTCCTGTGCGCTTGACGACATCCTTTGTTACTGGATGGGCTCTAAAATTTAGATCCAAGTCTTTGTAAACTCTAACGTCTAGCGACATCTATACACCTCTCAGCATATTTAGCAAGGTTTGGCGCACGGATCTTCTGGAACGTTCACATCTGGGTCACCGCGATCAACGCCAACATTACCTTCTCCATCACCGATTCCAGTTCCTTGATTTGGTAATGTTCCACCAACTAAATTCCTGTCATCAAAATCTGTGATTGGTGTTATATTGGTATTAGAAGAGAAAGTTGGGAGCGTGATTCCAGGGTCGTTATATTCGTCATCAAAATCATCTAACACGATAATAAAATCGCTAGTATTGGCATCACATCCTTGGCGTTCTGGATTTGGATATAATATTAGATTTAGATATTCGTCAGAATCAGTTGCTTCGCCACCTTTTTTCTTTTTCTTAGAGCAAGCAAGCGAGAACAGTTTGATCATACCCTTTAACAGACTCTTAACCGCATTTAGTACTGCTTTATCTTGTGCAATAATATCTTTAATTTCGTTTTTAATGTTTTTAAATCTAGTAATACTATTGTTTATTCTGCTTATAACTTCGGCATCTGTTAAATTTCTGATAGCGTCATCACGCAAATCATACTTCATTTGGTTTAAATTTTCTCTAACCTTTTCCATTAGTTTATCTTGAAGTAATGATTGTGCAGCATCGGTTGGTGATGCTGCACTTACTGTCTGGTAAATACCGTTGGCTCGTCTGACACGAGTGGTAAATCCATTCATAAAATTAGGGTCGCCAGTAATGGTACTTGGCAATGTAAACGCATTTACAATTCCATCTGGATCTACTAAATCTTCGTCTAATCCAATATATGGAATTTCATCGGTAACTTTGTAAACTGCAAAATTCTTAGTTACTCTGAGATAATCGTCAACCACAATAGTTGTATCGGTTACAGAAATAACAATATATTCTTTTGCGTCATAATAGATCTTATTGTTAGCCTGTAGATCGGACGTAAAGGTAGTTCCGACGCCAGTAATTACGTTATCCAAACAAACTGAGTTACAAACGAATGAAGTCTGAACTTTAAGTTCTTGATCTGTTTTAGTTGTTGTATACGCAGTGTTCACATTAAATGATGTTTCTACATAAAATGTATTGGCAACTGCAGACTCATAAAATGGATTGTAAACTGTTAGATAATCGCCGAGTGAGTTAATTGTATTAACTTGACGCACCTCACCGTTTACAGAGATGTACATATTGGTGTTAAGTTTAATGGTGCCGCTGGTAGCGATTAAATGGTTTGCAAGGTTTAGAGTGCCTACAGAAGTCGTTGTAACCTTCACATTATCTGTTGTTGTATCCACCGATACAGTTCCAGATGGAGCTGCAGTAAAGTTCTTATCGATCATAATTCTTGGCTGATTGTCTATGATTATCAAGTCGCCAAGTTCAATTACTGGATAAACAGTTGCGCTTAAATTTGGGCTAACTTGATTGCTAGAAGCAATGTTTGCCGTTGCGCCTGTAAATACAACATTACCATATAGTCTTTGAATTTCGAGAGCGGTTCCAGCTCCACCAGTTCCAGAAAGATTGTCAGTGTGAGTTTGAAAATCTCTCATGGCTCGAGCTAAAGAATCTGATTCCTCAGTAAGATTTACCAGCTCACCAATGCTAAATCCACCAATTTTATATGTGTTTGAATTTTGTTGTACAGAACCTAGCGTATTAAGAAGTTGAGTACGAACATTAGAAATTGCACCACCAGTTCTACCGAAAAGATTTGGAAGAGCTGCCTCTAACCTAATTTGACCATCTGGTCCAGTAAACTTATCAAAAAATGCATTCACATCATTAAAAAATCCACCTGTTGCTCTATCAAGAGGACCCAATACGCTATCTCTAATACCACCAGTTATCTTGTTAACAAACTCATTTAAGCCATTTCTAAATGCATCTACACCGCGTTTTGCAGATTTAGCCAAATCGCTCAATGCCTTTCCGAGTTTAGTGTCGGCGAAATTGAGCCCTCCATTTTTTGCAAAAGGAACAGGTAAACACGAAAACATATTTGCAAGTGTTTGGAGTAAGGGAAGACCTCCTATGAGACACAGGATAATCTTAATAATTTTGCCTATAATTTTACCTAGGAAGACACAATACTCCTCTTGATTCGTTCAGTCTCTTTTGCTGCAAATTCTTCTAATCTATCCAAATCTTTTTTTATGTTATATGATACCATATAACCAGTGTATTTTTGATGCAGCCCATGTTCATTTAAAAACTTTACATCTTCTTCAGAAAGAAGAATAAACTTTGACATTTTAGCAGTTATTTTTTGATAGGTTGCTAAATCTTTAGGTTTTAGACACATATTTATGCACCTGCCACATAGACGCCATCGATAATTTTACCAGGCGCATTTGGTGGCAATTTTTTATACTTGGCATAAAATGCCTGATACTGTGGTGGAATTCCTAGTGCACCACCAGCTCGTTCTGCTGAAGAACCAATCGGTACAGCTGTATCGGCAGTTTGAGTTGTTGTTGCAACATCAACTTGATCCTCCACATTTCCTGCTGAAATTCTATCATAGACTGTATTTGCTGCAGTAACAATTTGATCGCCAGTTGGTGCTGTTGTGCTTAAACTTCTGCTACCATCATAGTTAAGTCCAGTTTCTATTTTAATATTACTATCTTTTGGAAATACATCACTATAAGTTAAACCAGCAGCTACTTTAGGTGCAAGAACAGGGTTTTCTTTAGCCTCTTTTTGTGCTTTTGGTGCATATTTTTCTGTTTTAGGTGACGCTGACCTGGAAGGAACTCGACCAGTTGCTGCTAGTATTGGTTTATCTGCAACTGCTGCAACTTCTGTTTTTCGCGCAGTATATTCTTTTTCTACCCATTCTGGATATTGTTTATCTGGATTTCCCCTTTTATCAACTTGAATGGCTCGAAGTTGATCTTTTGTGAGTGGCGTCCCTTCTTTAGCCTCAACTTCACCTATGTAATAAGTTTTATCGTCAGCCATATTAACCACCTTCTGGTAAATTAATATTAGGCATTGGGAAATCTGATGGATTTAATGGAGGCAGTTCAGGGAAAACTGGATCAGGAACAGAAAGTGCCTTATCTGCTATTGGTGGAATACATGAATTTGTGTCTTGGATTCCATATGTTTGGTTTGTAATACCTATAGTTTGTGTATTTTCGCCAATCATTGCTGCCATCTTACCTTTAATACCAGCCACGCCAGCACTCTCGACTTGTGCTCTAACACCACCAGAAACTTTAGCGGAAACACCTGCACTCACTGAAGCAGTAACTCCAGCAGTCATTGAAGCACTCAATAAACCAGAAGCTGAGAACATTGCACCTGATACTGACACACCTTGTCCTGCTGAAATACCAACAGAACTGCCGCTAGAAATCTCAAATCCTTCACATTGAATTTTAATTTTACCATTGACTCTTAAGAAGAAATCAGAATCAATTGTTTCGTATTTTGATCCATTTACATAATTTCGATGGTCACCCATAGTTACATCGTAACGACCTTTTTGAGACTTAATTTTTGTGTGTCCCTCAGGGAGGAACTCTAGCGTAGAGCCTGTTCTATGCGATAATTGTACACGCTCGAAGTTGTTTGTATCATCTAGTTCTAATGCATGTCCAGATTCAGTCTCAGTTACATTATTAAATGGATATTGTGCATTGAACGATGGATATGGCTCGTCCCAAGTATCATTTGCCGCAGTTTGAATTTTGGTTATTCTTGTTTTTCTCTGTATATCGATGGTTGTTCCAGCAATTGATTCTGGAGCAACGCCATCATAACTTCCATCATCTGCTTGTCCACGAGTTGGTCTAGACAGTCTAGAAGTTGTAGGTTCGTTTAGATTTGCAGGATTTCTTTTAGGGACATCTTCTACAATCTTAACGCCAGTTGTATCTGGTACGATTGATGCTTCTTTAATTTTCTTAGGGAATGTTTTACTGGCTTTGTCAGCCTCAGTATATGGATCTGTAAATCCTACATTATTTTGACGAATTTCGTCAGGAATTCCTGGAACTGTTCCCATAATAATTGGATATTGCCCATCTTCGCCGTCGGCGAAAAATCCAAAAACCATTGTTCCTTCTGCTGGTGGCTGCACCGAACGAACACCATAAGGGACAATTGGATGCGCCCACGGAAGTTTATTGATTGGAATTTGATTCACATCTTCATTATGCCAACCAAAGCAACGGACTTGGCAACGTCCAAGCTCGAGTGGGTCTAGACGATTTTCTACTACGCCAAACCACCAAACAAAATTGTTTAATCCTAAGAAGTCTTTTTGCATTTTAAAATAATTTTGCTACTTTGTGTGAGTTGCCAGCAGCCTTACTTATCCGAGCTGACACTGAGTTCTTTGAAAGTTCCATAACAGTTTGTAATGAATTTGGAGTTATCACGTGTCTAACAGCAGTAATTAGATATCTGCCAGAATAGTATTCATCATAATTTTGTTGGTTTTCTTGATCAACGCTAAATGCTGGCATTTCAACATCTAGAGTAAATCCTACTGAGTACAATGGATTTCCTGGAACAACGCAATGAAGTTCAGTATTATTTATTGTTTCTATTAACATCTGACGTTGGGCTAAAATTTCCTCAACGTATGTGTCATTAGATCTAACTCTTTTTGATATAAAATATGGTAAATTAGAATGTGATTTATTGGTTAACCAATATCTAATCTTAGAGTCATACGCAGCATACACTGGTTCATTTTTTCTATTACTTGCATCATTAAATGGGAAATATCCATCTATCATAACATCTCTTGTCTTTTCGTCAAGAATAGAAATTTCGCCCTTTGTATATTTTTGTGTAATTAAATCCAATGTATAGAGTTTAGAACTGTACAACCCCTCGCGAGTTGCTTTAACCATATCAAATGTGCTGTTGAATTTAAAATTTTTCATCTTATTGATACTGTCAAATGGACTTGTATCTGGCGCAGCAGTATATTGCGCTCTATCATATTTTAAAATACCGAGTGACGCATTTTTGTACAAATTTATCAAAGATTGAAAATTAAATCCATTTTTATTTTCGTAAAAAAAGAATGGCGAATTAGAGTCGCCAAACGCATTCTCTGTTAAATATTGAATAGCATCGAGTGGATTTTTTCTTGTCAACACAAATTCAGATGGACCCTTTGACTGGTCAAATGCTGCTAATCTATTTTTGTTTACTTTTAAATCAGTTTGACAAATGCTCTTTACATAGTCAGAAACATTTTCGCCAGTGAACGATCTTGAGATAGATTGCTGATTCGAGAACACCAATTCATCTGAGCAAAAATGCAATACATAAGTTTGTGTTTGAGAAGCTGGGGATTTTTCTCTATCTGTTATTTTATAGACACGAAATACTTTATCGTATTTTTCCTTTAATCCAACTTTTTCGAATTTTATAGAAAGATACTCATTTCCATGAACAGCAAAGTCGCCAAGTAAATTGATGCCGTCTATCAATTGAATTGTGCCTGTGATGACGTGCTGAAAAATATCTTCATAGATATTAATCGTATTGAATATTTTTCTTAAATCTGCATTCTTGCCATTAGAACTAATAAGCGTCAATTCTAATAGTCTAACATCATCTGCAGTTCTAGGCGTATCATTAAGCATTTAAAACCCTTTCAATTTCATCGACCAATGATTCAACATATTCTGGTTTTAAAATTTTAATAGTACGTCTAGATTCATTAAGAGCATCTTCATGCTCATAGACATATACAGGTTTATATGTTGATGTCATAGTTAAGGTTGCAACTGTTGCAGTATTAACATTGGAATTATTAGCATAAAAGGTTATTGTTTTTGTTTCTGAATTAGCAGTTCCTAAATCTTTAATTTGGATTGCATTAGAAGAATAGTTATATTGCTCTAATGTTATGATGCTAGTATTTGTTGTTTCTGTAATTGGTCCATCAACCTCTGATAGTATTTTTTTAACTTCTAATTCGTAATGATGAATTGCTGAATATGCTTCAGCAATAGAAGAATAGCCATATTGCTTTACTATCTTTCTTTCTAGTGCATCACGTGATAGCGGAAGTTGAAACAATGGATCATTGATGTTATTAACCATCAAAACAATCCAATGATAATCAGGATTACCATATTGCTTGTAAGCAATTAGTTCAGGTGTGTCGGAATCTTCAACTTGATATTTGTAAAACCCTGAAGAGTTATCAATTAAACTGCTATTAATACTAAATCTAGAAAAGATATTAGTTACAGCTGCAATAGTTCCTTGATTGGATAAATCAAAAGAGTATGGAATTTTTGGGAATTGTCTGAAGTACATTAGAATCCTTCTCCAACTGCAGTTCTGTCAATGATCACTGTTTCAGTAAACTTTAAACTCAATCTAATTTCAACAGGCGCACCAGTATAGAATGTGGCGAATGAGCCACCACCAGTGTAATCGATGCTAATATCCTCTAACACACACTTCTTAGTTTTAAACAAATATGAGTTTGGCATAGCATGATTTACGCCATCATAAAATTCCAATTGAAACTGTGACGGTGGAATAAAGTATCTGCTAGAAGTTTCCGCAGAAATTTGTGGAGCAGCTTCCAATTTTAAAATCTGTAGAATAGACTGAATAGCGCCAGACTCTTCTGGGTTTCGTGGGATCATTCTAAAATCCAATGTGAACTGGCGCAACGCAGGGGAATTGTATATTAGTTCTAATTGAGGATTAAGCGTTCTGCCTGTTGCAGCAAAAAGTCCTAATTTTCTAAAATCTTCACTCAATATATTTCCAGCAAGCCTACCAGCTGCTTCAGCAATAAACGGATTAGCATTGTCTCCTTTGCCATTTGTTGAGGCTAGAGCTTGTGCCGCCAAGCCAAATCCACCCAATGCTGCTGTTAAAGACAGTTGGTCATAATTGTTTTGGTATGAAACTGCTAAATTTTCAGGCATTGTTAATGCTATAGCGTAACTCAGTTGTTCTATATTTCTTCTTAATTGGTAGTTTGTGAGCACACTTTTTGCTCGTTGAGCAAACTCGCCAACGCCAGGTGCAGCTGCATTTAAAGCCGCACCTGCTTTAGTTATATTATCGTTAACCAAAGAGCCAAGTGATGTGTTTTTAATTTCAGTGGAAACAGCCGTTCCTGCCTTTTCAATCGCACTTACTATATTTGTTGCAGGATCAAACTCAGCAGCCGCTGCTTCCTCGGCGTTTTGTGGCGGCGAAATTGTACCAACAGCACTTCTAAACATTTTTATAAGGACATATGGTGTGGCATCAGTTTCGATTGTGGATGGAAATTTAATTATACCTAACTGCGAACGATCCAGCGGTGATCGATTTACATTAGTTATTTCAGAATTTAATTGGTCAACAATGGGATCGGTTGTAGATGCCGATCCAGTTGATGTTTGTGGTCTAGATGATCTAGATGGTTCGTTTCTAGTGTCGAAACCAGCTCGAGCACGCAATGGTTCTAGAGTTGCCATCTCTCGTTCAAATTGCGTTTGGCTAATTTGTCCTCGACTTCTTCGTGCGGCTAGATTAGAAACTGCTTGGTTATATACTTGCGCAGCATTTGTTTGATTATCATATGATACTCTGCCGCGAGATCTTGGTCCGCCTTCGCTCATTTAGTGTTTCCTATAAATACTTGATGGCTTACAGTGGTAAATTTAGTCCTAAAAATACCAATAAATATTTAGGTGATCCAACAAACATCTGGTATAGATCGTTATGGGAGCGCCGAGTTATGGTGCACCTGGATGATAATCCAAGTGTAGTTGAATGGTCTAATGAGGAAATAGTAATACCTTATTTATCCCCAGTTGATAATCGTTGGCATCGTTACTTTCCAGACTTTTTTGTCAGAATTCGCAATAAAAATGGAACTTCTGAAGCAATGATTCTTGAGGTAAAGCCATTTAATCAGGTATTGCCGCCTCAGCGAAGAAGTAGAGTTACAAAACAATATATCCGTGAAGTTGCAACTTGGGGTATAAATGAAGCCAAATGGCAAGCTGCGATGGAATACTGTAAGGATAGAAATTGGACGTTTAAAGTTATCACAGAAAAAGATCTTGGAATTTAATGCCATCACTATTTGATAAACTCAGCAAGGAAATGACAGCGGCGAACATTCGCCCAAGAACAGACGCAGCCAGAGCATGGCTAGGCGACAAAATTGGTCGTATGCGCATTCCTTCAGATAGGTCTAATATCTTAAACGACGCAAGTCGTATCTCACCAAAAGCCTTTATCGGTCGTATGTATTTTTACCACTATGACCCAAAATATAAAAATGTGCTTCCAGTCTACGATAAGTTCCCTCTGGTAATCCCAATGGATATGTATTCAGATGGATTCTTGGGTCTGAACCTACATTATCTAGATCCATACAGCCGTTTGGCGCTATTAGACAAACTCTTGGATTTTGCCAATAACGATAAATATAACGACTCGACAAAATTAAATTTATCATATGACCTGTTAACTCGATCTCGTCGATACAAGATGATTGAACCTTGTATTAAACGATACCTGTTAAACCACATAAGATCGTCGTTGATTTATATTGAACCAATGCATTGGGAAACGGCGATTTTTCTACCAACCGCAAAGATGGTGTATAAAACATAATGGCAGAAGAAACTAAACCAGGTATTTTTGAATCCCTACAAAATTTGTGGAACAAATATACAACACCAACAGATGGCGCGCAGCAAGGTCAAAGCCTTCTTGGCTACGATTATAACAGTGTTGCAAATCAAAACTTACTTAGAAGCTGTAAGTTTGCAGTTCAATTTACCAGAATACCAGGCATCGAGCCAGCAGATTTAAGAAGACTAACTTATCTGTGCGATTCCGTAGAATTTCCTGGACAAACTTTAACTACAACAGACTATAGAATCCCAGGGCAATTAAAAACCAAAATTCCATATGCCAGAGAACTTTCTGAAGTAACCTTTAGTTTTTATGTTCCTGTAGATTACTCTCCCTACACTTTAATGAATGATTGGATACAGTCCATTTCATTATCAACAACTCAAAATCGTTATTTGGATGAGATCGTTGGTTCTATCAGTTTATATCAATTTGCTGATACTGGTAAAAGTTTTATACGTGGAACACCGTCTAAGAGTATGCAAGTAGATTTGATTAATGCTTACCCATTAAACGTACAATCTATGCCAGCCAACTGGGGTGACGATGGATTCCATAAATTGACTGCGAGCTTTTTCTTTGTTGATTACAGAATTACTGAATTTTAATATTGTTTGGAGTTACTATGCCATTACCAAAAATTGATTTGCCAATTTATGAACTGAAGTTGGTTTCCAGAGAAAACCCTATCAAGTTTAGACCCTTCCTAGTAAAGGAAGAAAAGTTGCTTTTGATGACGTTACAGTCTGGAAAAGAAGAAGATATTTTAAAGTCTATCAAGCAAGTTATTAACAACTGTATGCTAGAAGAGATCGATATCGACACACTTCCAATTTTTGACATCGAATACCTATTTCTCAATATCCGTGCCAGATCAGTTGGCGAAAAGGTTGAAACCTATTTCGTGTGCAGAAATGTTGTTGGTACTAAGAAAAATGAAATGGGCGAAGATGAGGATGATGTTTGTATGCACATGATGCCAGTTGAAATCAATGTGTTAGAGATCAAACCGCCAATCGATGATATACCTTCTAAGATTTTTATTACAAACAACATTGGAATTAAACTCAAATTTCCTACACTAGAAAACTACAGATCTATTC